GTGTCTGCTGATGGGATGCCTTGGTAGTTAGTTTTGGCTGATGCCCAAGGAAACAACTAAGGCCGCGCTAGAGCATAAGATCAAGGTTTTAAACGATCAGATTGCGGGGTTGGTGTACGAAAGAGACGCGCTGTTACGAATGTACATAGGAGATTTCAATGAAATCATTACTGATGCAGACTACACCGTTATTGCTATTGATGACCTTAGCAATAAACGTTAATGCTCAGGAGCCTATTGTTACTGAGTCAACAACGAATAGCACTGTCACAACTAATGGCTCGATGGAGACGACTGTTAAGTCACCACCTCCATCAGCTATTTCTCCGCAGATTATCTCTAACGGCAACTCTGATCTCTGCACCTTTGGTGTAGCTGGAGCAGTGCAAACGCAGATCCTTGGTATTTCTATGGGATCTACAATCCGTGATGAGAACTGCGAAAAATTAAAGAACGCAAAGACTCTGTACGACATGGGCATGAAAGTAGCGGCTGTGTCAGTTATGTGCCAAGACCAGCGAGTCTTTGATGCCATGATGAATGCAGGCACACCCTGCCCCTATGACGGACTTATAGGAGATCAAGCAAAGGAAGCATGGGAGTCTGAAAGATTAGCCGTAGAGGTGGGCATGGTTGCCGACCCAGAAACAGAAGAAGGAGGGTTAGATGAAAAGCGTGCACAAGGCGCTGGTGCTGTTGCTGGCATCTTCAGCCTCTTACTCTTACTCTGAGACTATCTACGGTATTACATCCAATGCGGCCTCTAACGGCCTCAATTGGGCTATGAGCAACGTTTTGCCTAAACAAGCAGGGTTGCAGGTAAGTAGTGTTATTTACCAGTACACGGCGATTAAAGACCCAGAGGCGGACATGCTTGTTCATGTGCAGAATCAAAATGCACAAGGTAATGGCTATGTATTCCGTGAAACAGACGACTGGTCTGGGCTTCCCGGCAACACGATCAACAAGGTTGTCGCTGTATCTGACATTCCTATCCAACTATGGGGCAATGGTGAGATAGAAGTTGAAGGGAGTGGATTGGTTTCTAATCCTAACGTTGTGTACACATACAAGTACGACCCTTGTTATGACCCGCAAAGCAGTCCGGCTTGCCCTGGCTATTTACCTCCGATTCCTGAGCCTGAAGCTGTTGATGTCTATAACGCACTAAATGACCAAAGTGTATTAGAGGCAACAGAAGAAACCGATCCTGACTTGTTTGACCGTGATGGTAAAAACAGGCGTGAAGTAAAACGTGAAGCTAGTGACCGACTAGAGCAAGGTTTAGCGGCCTCAGAGAATGCCTTAAATATTGCTAGCGGATCGGCGCAAGACTTTATGGTTACGGTGATGGCTAATGAACAACGATTTGATCCGTATTACATGGCCAAGATAAACGGTGGTGTTTACATAGATACCGTAACACTGCCAACAAAAGATATACCTGACAATAAACGCGGCTTACGTAACAGCTTGGCACAACAAGTGCTTCATCAACAGATGGTCAAATCACAATACAAGTAAGGGTGGATAATGAAGAAGCTAGCAATTACAGCATTAACAGTATTGGCGCTACCAGCGATAGCTGAGGAAGCCGTCATTACAGGCAACATTGAATCCAAGTGCGTTATTAACACCGACACTAACGGCGTCTTTGGTAACCCAGTAGCAGGCACTTTAAGCACCTTGCCAACTGACGGTGGTGTTATGCCAATCATTCGCTATGACGTTGCACTAGGAGATGCTTACACAGCTCGGATTACTGCACCAAATAGCTTTAGTACCTCGCCTTCAATTGATGACGTTGTTAACTGGACGGCAGATGTTGAGGTTAGCGAAGTATCTGATACGGCTATGGCTGACTACGAAACTGACAAGATTGAGTACGAGTACACGACTGAGTTTGACATGCACACGGCTGGCACTACGTGGTTCAAAGTTACCAGCAAAGCTGAGTATGGCTACGGCAGAGCTTATCCTGCTGGCACTTACAGAGCCATTGTTATGGCGGAGTGTATAGCTAACTAATGAAAGCGATATACGCAACATTGGCATTAATTTTGGCGTCTGCAACGCAGGCCCATGAAATGCTTCCTACTTACCCTCGCCTTGCACCTTCGTATGTAGAAGATGTGATGCAGGTAAAGATGCGTATGTTTAATAAACGACAAGATGTTGAGTGGTATGAAGTAAGTGTTTTTGACGCTGAATGGAATCCAGTGCCATTTGTTACTGGCTACCGCATATTGAAGATAGAGTATCTCGCGCACGTTCGGTTTGACGTGTACATCAGAAAGGATGACGCAAGACGCGCAACGTATATCTGCTCTCGTTCTAAGCTTCGTCGCAATGATTATAAGGGTGCAATTATAGCTTCAAGGATATGCTCAAAGTTTAAGGCTCCTGCGCTATGAAAAGGCTTGCATGGATATTGCCTCTCCTTTGCGTAAATGCGTACGGGCAGAACAACTCTCTTAACTTACAGCTTCCTAGTGGGCCAACTAGCTATCAGTCTGACAAGTTTCGTGCAGGCGATCTTGACTGCTCAAACGCGATAGGTGGCGGAACAAACTTAGAGTTTGGCGTTACAGGGATCATTAACGATGCAGAAGACCCGTTTAGCAATAGAGATCCCATTACGCCTCAGCGCAAGGACATCGGCGTCTATGCGCGCATTGTCATACCGCTTGATGGCCCAGAAGAAAGAATTAACTGCAATACGCTTTACAAGTTAGAGCTAGAGAAGAAACAGCTTGAGGTATTGAAGTTACGACGTGAGGTAGAGAATCTGCGCAGAATGGCGTCAAGCGATCAGGAGTTTGAGAATTGAGTGAAGACATTGATGACCAAATTAAAATGGTTACAGGTCATGTGTCTCGAATGTCATGGGGCGCAAGGATTGCGGCTTTTGGCGCGGCAAGTAGTTTGTGCGGTGCTTTGTATGGAGGCTTCTTGATGTATCAAAAGGTAGAAGAAGTTGCCAGTTTAGACTTGGGTGCATACCAACAGCAAATGGAGGTTATGGATACCAAGGTTACAGAGGCCGTTGAGTATTCTCGCGACATTAAGAACGGATTGCGCGATGATATACTCCGAATCGAACAGCAGGCGGATCGTACAGAAGACTTAGTACGTAGCACTACTCGCGAACTGCGTGATTCAATGGATAATGTAGAAACCGAGGTGCGTCAAATAATTGACACTGCTGAGGATAGGTTTGAGGCTAGGCGTGAGCAGTTACGTTCTTCTCAAGATCAAGATATGAAGGAGTTGGAAGAGCGATTAGAGGCGCTAGTCCAAAGATCATTAGATAATCCACTGGCGGATAAGTAATGAATGCGGCAGAAGAGGCATTAAAAAGAATAGAAGTTCATCAGGCAGAGTGCGAGATTCTTCGCAAGTCTATTGATGACAGGCTAGACCGAATTGAAAAGCGTCTTGACGATGGCAATGGGCAGTTTAAAAGACTTGAGAACATGATCTGGGGGAACACCATCTTGATTGTGGGCATATTAAAAGGCTTGGAGTATTTAGGATGAAGTTTGACGCAATTAAAGGTTTAGTTGGTGATCTTGCTCCTACTCTTGGAGCGGCTCTAGGAGGCCCTGTAGGCGGTGCGGCGGCAGGAATGATAGCGCAAGTGCTAGGTTGTGAGCCTACGCCACAGAAGATTGAGAAGGCTTTACAGACGGCTACACCTGAACAGCTAGCTGAGATTAAAAAGGCCGAACTTGACTTTGAAGTCAGGATGAAAGAGCTTGAAGTTGATGTATTCGCGTTAGAAACCAAGGATATACAACATGCTAGGGAATCTTTTTCAGAGGATTGGACAGCAAGGGCAATTGCGATTCTGTCTATCTTGCTTTTTGGTGGGTACGTTTTGCTCGTTACTCTTCAGCCTGCTGATGACAACGACCTCAATGTCGTTAACTTGGTGCTGGGCTATCTCGGGGGCATCGTGTCTTCTGTGGTGAGCTTTTACTTTGGCGCTAGTAAGTCAGGGTCTAAGTAAGGAATTGTTATGTTGAGACCTAGAAAAGGAATGATGTCTGGCCCTAGCATGGCGCTACCTCCTGCTGACACTAGAGGCTCGGCAATGCCTGGCATGATGAGCGCAGGCGCTGTTAAAGGCGCTCCCACAAAGCAGGCACCTATTGTTAGGCCGGAAATAGAACGTGCGCCGCCCAAGCCCCTGCCAGAAACAAAAGAGTCTGCTTCAACCCCAGCACCAGCCCCAGAGCCAACACCAGCAGAAATGACTTTTACGTTTGTTGAGGGTAAAGAGCGTGGTGATGCGGCACAAAACTATCTGTACGGGCAAGAAGGTGAAGTACAGCAGTTAACAGTTAGTGAGCTACGTGATTACTTTGAAAGCGACAAAGTAAACAGACTGCCTGAAGTATTCGGCACGTTTAATAACTACCTTGCGTACATGACTGAACGTGAACAGCTAATTCAATCTGGTGATTACGATACAGGAAACTGGTCAGAAGCTGACACTGGGTTTACTCAAGACCAAGAAATGCTTTTGGCAGGTGAAGACTTATTCATAGATCCAAGCGATCCTATGCAAGATCCAGCTCAACTTGAAAGAATGCAAACTCAAACTCAGGTGGCGGCTTATCAAAACTGGATTAACTCTGAAGCTAACCAAGCACTGCTACAAAAATACGGTGTTAACCCTGTTGTATACAGTGACTCTGGCGACAAGTTTGCATGGAATGGTTCTGCGTATGTAAAGACTCAAAACGAAGATCACGCTGGTTTTGCTGACTTTGTAAAGATGGGAATTGTTACTGCTGTTGGCATTATGTCAGGCGGTGCTTTGGCTCCAGCATTATCAGGTGGTGCGGCGGCAGGAACAGCGGCTTCAATAGGCGGTCAAGTAGGTGCGTCAGTTTTAAGCAACGCAATTACTCAAGCCATTACTACTGGCTCTATTGATCCTGAACAACTACTTCAAACTGCGGCTACTGCTGGTTTAGGCCAAGCCGTAAGCCAAATTATTGGCCCTGAAATTCAAAGTGCTTTAGGTGACATTAATCTTTCCGAAATAACAGGCATTGAAGAAGTAGACAATGTTTTAAATACAATGGGTCAAACAGCTATTCGCCAAGCAGTATTTGATGGCGAGTTAGACATGGATCAGATTGTTTCTTCTGGTTTGTTTGCTGGTGCTCAAGAGCTTGCTGACTTTATTTTAGAACCGCTTACTCAAAATGCCTCTCAAGCAACAATTGAAGAACAGAACAGAAGAGCGTTAGAGCTTGTAAATGCTGTTGGCGAAGATGCGGCAGGAGAGGTAATTGCTCGAATGAGTGATTCCGTTAACACTGCCATTGCTGACCAACAAAATGCGGCAATTGCCAATCAACTAAGAGACCTGTCTGGCAACCTTCAATCTATTTATGAAGATGCTTATGCTCCTACAAGAACAACTCCTGAAGATTTAACAGCAAGCACAGTCGATGACGCAGACTCTGAGCTTGCAGACACTACGGCTGATTTTACTGCTGACACAACTTCTGATGCCGGGCCAATGGAATCAATAATGTATGTTGATGACCAAGCTATTCCAGCAGATAGAGTTTCCGAAATTCTAGATGGATCAACTGTAGTCACAAAGCTGGATGGGTCAGGAGATTACGAGTACGGCTCTATGGAGCTGGGTGATACTTATTTGGCATATCACACCCAGCACGTAGATGAGTCAGGTATTGAGTACACATTAATTAGAGGCTCAAATGGACGCCTGTATGTATCTGACGGAACAAACCTCGTTGAGTACCAAGGCGCTTCTGATCTAACACACAACAACGCGCAAATTAGCTGGCTAGATTCTCACTTAGTTTCTGGTGGCGGCTTGCCTACAGATTCAAACAACGCGCAATTTCTTGATGTTACCCTTGATGTTGATGGTGCTGGCGTAGATTCTACATCAGATCGAATTCTTGCAAACATGGAGGAAGGCTGGCAAGACGTAAACAACCCAACACTTGAAAGCTCTATGGCTCCAGAAGCTCCGGATACGCCTCTTGATTTAGACGTAGAAGTAGATCCGTTTGAGTACGAAATAGAGCCAGAACTAACACCGGAGCCACCGCCTGAGCCAGAGCCCGTAGATCCTGTAGATCAAGAAAATCAAACGCCGGGAGATGCTGGCACTAGATCACCGTCGCCTGATCCTACGCGGCAACCTGATCCTAGTTTTGCCCCAACACCTGCTCCTCAGCCTGCTCCTCAACCAGCGCCTGCTCCGGCGCCTGCTCCTGCTCCAACACCACAAGAAGAAGCGCCCATTACAACGGGTATGTTTGGCGAGTATTTCCCTCCTGAGCCAGTTCAAGGGCCAAGAGGTGATCCCGGTCAAGATGGCAGAGATGGCAGAGATGGCGTAGATGGCGTAGATGGTCGTGATGGAGTAGACGGAAGAGATGGAGTAGACGGCACTCCCGGTCGTGATGGGGTTGATGGTGCGCCGGGAAGGGATGGAACAGATGGTCGCGATGGAATAGATGGGGTAGACGGACAACAAGGCGAGCAAGGAGAGCGCGGAGAACAAGGCGAAAGGGGCGAACAAGGCGAAAGAGGTGAGCCCGGAAGAGATGCTGACCCAGAGGCAATACGCGGTATTGTAGAAAGTGTATTAGAAAATACACCTTTTGCTACGCCTGGAGAAGTTGCTGATGCTGTAGCCAGCGCAGGTTATGCAACACCAGCAGATATTGGCACTGCTCTTGCTCAAGCCGGATTCGCTACACCAGAAGATATTACTAACGCACTAACAAACGCTGGATTTACCACACCAGAAGATGTGGCAACCGCTTTGTCTAATGCAGGCTACGTAACACCCGAACAGCTAGGTAGTGCTTTGGCGGCGTCAGGTTTTGCTACGCCAGACGATGTTGTTAATGCAATTTCAAGCGCAGGCTTTACGACTCCAGAAGATGTTGCCACCGCTCTTTCTAATGCCGGTTATGTGACACCAGAGCAACTGGGAAGTGCATTGGCTTCGGCTGGATTTGCTACTCCAACAGACATTGTAACTGCCTTATCAAATGCTGGGTTTACTACTCCCGAGGATGTAGCAACTGCTTTGTCTAACGCAGGATATGTAACGCCTGAGCAGTTAGGAAGCGCGTTAGCATCAGCAGGATTTGCTACACCAGAAGACATTACCACTGCTGTAACAAACGCTGGGTTTGCAACACCAGAAGACATTGATGCCGCGTTAAGTGGTGCAGGTTTTGCAACGGCAGAAGATGTTGCGGCAGGACAAACAGCGGCGCAAGAAGAGCGACAAGAGCTACAGCAAGCTGTACTTGATGTTCAAGGCAATATTGATGACCTTGATGATGCCACTCGCGAGCAGTTTGAAGCCTTTGGCGGCACTGTTACTGATCTTTTTTCTGACGTAAATGTTGATATTGACGCCCTTCAAGCTGGTCAGATTAGCCAAGCAGAAGCACAGCAAGCGTTTCAGCAAAGTACTGAAGAACAGTTTGGCGAAATTGGCGGACAGATTGGAGATCTAGGCACACAAATTGGTGGCTTGGCATCGGACGTTAGTGGCATAGGTCAGGGTCTTGAAGGTCTTGGGACGGGCATTGCTGGGTTAGGTGAAGGCTTAGGTGCTGGTCTATTAGGTCTTGCGGCACAACAAGCATTGATGCCTGGGCAAATAGCGGCGGCTACGCCTATACAGCCTGTTGAGTTTGAGAAATTCCAACGTGGTTTGACGCGGCGTAAGTTAGCTGACCCATTAAGAATCGGCATGTTTACTGGAGGCGCTAGAAGCGTATGACATATCTAAACCTAATGAACGCTGTACTGCGTCGCCTTCGAGAAGAAGAGGTGACTGCTGTTACTAACACTACCTATGCCAAAATGGTTGGTGATTTTATTAACGATGCAAAAACATTAGTTAGTCAGGCGACTGACTGGTCTGCGCTACGTGAAACTATCACGGTAACTACTGCGGCATCGGACAATACTTACCCACTAACTAACTCCGGTGACAATGTAAAAATAATGTCAGTTCTTAACGACACTCAGAACTGCTTTATGGAATACCAAACTAAAGATTGGTTTAACGATGCTCTATACATTGCTAACGCAGTAGAAGGCGCTCCAAAATACTTTACGTACAACGGGCTAGACGGCAACGGCGATACTCAACTCTTGATTGGCCCTACACCAGATGGCGTGTACAGCTTGCGGTTTGATGTCGTTAAGCGGCAAGGCGATCTAACGGCTAACACTGACAAACTACTTATTCCTTCAGCGCCTGTTATTCATTTAGCGGTAGCACTGCTTGCCCGTGAGCGCGGAGAAACAGGCGGTACGTCTACAGCCGAATACTTTACGATAGCTAACCAGTACCTGTCAGATGCCGTAGCAATTGATGCGGCTAAACATCCAGAAGAAATGGTATTTAGGGCGGTCTAATATGGCTCAACAACTGCAAAGTATTAATCTTGTAGCTCCGGCCTTTAAGGGTGTTAACACCGAGGATTCGCCGTTAGCGCAAGATCCGTCTTTTGCTGAGATTGCAGACAACGCTGTAATCGACAAGCGAGGACGTATTGCCGCACGTAAGGGCCACAATGTTATTACGACTACAAAGACTGTACTTGGCACGGAGTCCATTCGTGCAATTAAAGAGTTCAGAGATGACAGTGGCAACACTAAAATATTTTCTGTTGGCAACAACAAGATTATTAGTGGAACAACTACGTTAGTTGACGAAACCCCTGCTAGTTACACAATCACTGCTGACAACTGGAAGATGGTTAACTTCAACGACAACATCTACTTTTTCCAGCGTGGCTATGAGCCTTTGGTGTACGACAATGCTGGTGGCTCAGTAATCAAGTTAAGCACTGTGTCAGGTGCCGCAGGCGTAGCCAGTACTATGTACGGTAACGAGGTTCTAGCGGCATACGGTCGGTTATGGACGGCAGACTTTAGCTCTAACAAATCTACTATTTACTGGAGTGATCTCTTAATCGGCCACGATTGGTCTGGTGGCACTAGCGGCTCTATTGATATTTCAAAGGTATGGCCTGATGGCTATGACGAGATTGTTGCATTAGCCGCACACAATGGCCTTCTTATTATCTTTGGTAAGCACAGCATTGTCGCGTATCAAGGCGCCGAGGCTCCGGCCACTATGTCGGTAGCAGACACTGTGGCGGGTGTTGGCTGTGTCGATAGAGACACCGTGCAATACACGGGCACAGACGTGTTGTTCCTATCACATACGGGTCTCAAGAGTTTTGGTAGGACAATCCAAGAAAAATCTATGCCAATTAGCAGTCTGTCAGGAAACATAACGAAGGACATTATTGCCTCGTTACAAGCAGAAACAGAGTTTTTTAGATCGGTATATAGCCCAGAAGAAGGCTTTTACTTGCTAACGTTTACAGGGCAAAGCACAACATTTTGTTTTGACGTTCGGGGCACGGTGGAGAATGGCTCGTATCGTGTGACTCGATGGCCCGGAACTGGCTTTACATCCTTTGCTCGACTAGAAAATGGCAAGTTGTACATTGGTACAAACCAAGGGATTAGCGAGTACACAGGCTATGCAGACAATGACGAGGCTTACCGCTTTAAGTATTACAGCCCAAGCTTAACGTTTGGCGATAGCTCTAGGGTTAAGATTCTTAAAAAACTAAAGCCCACACTGGTTGGCGCAAACAGTGCGACTGTATTTCTTAAGTGGGCTTATGATTTCGATACGACGTTTGCTACGGCAGAGTTTACGGTGGGTACTCAGATCACGGGTTACTACGGTGAAAGCGAATACACGACAGTCGAATTTACAGGTGGCGAGTTAACAAGTCAGCGTAGCTTAAACACCACAGGATATGGAACCAGTGTGCAGGTAGGTCTAGAAGCAGACATAGACGGATCGCCTTTATCACTACAAGAAATCAACGTAATGGCTTTAATAGGCAAGCTACTTTAATCGGGAGATAACAATGGCTTTTCCAGTTATTAACAATTTAATACCAGCAGAAACTGATCCGTTTCTTGCTATAGAAGCCGCTGATTTTTCTACTCCAAGCGGCCTTAATCAAATAGCAGGCGGAGTAGGAGACATCTTTAGCGGCCTTATGGGTGCTGGACAGCAAGTGCTTGGCTCACCAAATGCGTTGATGGGATTGGCTGGCGGCTTGTTAACTAAAGAAGCCTACAATCGGTTAAGCGATGTTGGCGAGCAAGCTAAACGTGAAGCTATGGGTGTTGCTGAACGTGGGCAAATGGAGTCTACCTTTAAACCATTTACCGTGACTACTCCTACAGGCGCTATGTTTACTTCTCGTATGGGTGGTCAGCCAACGATGCCTTCTTTTAATCAGCCTGGCGGCCCTGTATTAACAAACTTTGAGCCTCAGCTTCAGCCTATAGGTCAGCCATCGATGATGTTGCCTCCGAATATGGGTATGGATCAACGGCTTAAACCCGGAGATCCTGGATACCAAGTAAGCGGATTGCCTCGAATTGATCCTAAAGCAGACGCATTGCTACAACAGCTTCAACAACAATTAAGAGACTCTGAATATCAGGCTCCGGGATTAAGGGAATTAACTGCTCCGTTAACACAAATGCCTGAAGTGCCTGTTGGACGGCTTGCTGATCAACTTGGTGTTGCACAGCCACAACCTACTGCTGACGGCCTTCAGATTGGCATGCAGTTGTCTCCTGAAGAGCAGGCGCTACAGCGGCAGTTGCTTGGTGGTGCTGGCGGTTTCTTTGGTCAGGCCGCACAGCCTACTGTAGATCGTGAACAAGCTGTATTCGAGCGTATACGGGCCGCACAGCGCCCTGAAGAAGAACGGCAACGTCTAGCACTTGAAGAGCGTCTAGCGGCTCAGGGGCGATTAGGGACATCCTCAGCGGCATATGGTGGTGCTACGCCAGAACTCCTAGCGTTAAGTACAGCGGAGCGTGAGGCTCGTGATCGTTCTATGTTGACTGCTATGCAACAGGCCCAAGCAGAACAGGCACAGCAAGCGGCGCTAGGCGGTCAGTTCTTGGGCGCTGGTTACTTACCACAGCAACAACTAATCGCGGCGGCACAGCCGGGTTTAATCCAGCAAGAGCTTGCACAGCAAGCACAGCAGTTTGGCACCGGACTCTTTGGTGAAACTGCGCTGTCAGGCATCGAGGCTCAGTTGTTAGCAGAGCAGGCTAGAGCAAACTTGCTTGGCGGTGTTGGCAGTAACGTGATATCAGGGTTGATTAACCAACAGCGTGCGGCTTCAGCGGCTCCAAGCGGCGGTGGCGGTTCAAGTTTAGGCGGTTTGTTTAGTACGATTGCTGGTGGCCTTGGCAACATAGGCTCAGGCATTAAAAATATTTTAAATCCGGGAGGCTAATCATGGCTAAGTTTTCGCAAGCATTTTTACAATCAATGGCTCAGCCTTCATACCAGCAAGGCTTGTTTAGCGCGGCTAGGAGTTTAGGCGAACTACCCGGTCGCTTAGCTGAAGAGCGTGAAGTCATGGGTACTCAGCAGACTCTTGCTGAGATGATGAATACTAATAGCCGCATTGCAGAAACAGGCAATGTAAAAGGCTTAGAAGATCAGCGAACAAAATTAATCGGCATGTTGAGCGGTGCGACTAGCGATCAAAGTCGGGACATGATTCTTGGCGAGTTAGGTCGCGTTGAAAAATTGCGTGATGTTGCAAAGCCTGCGGCTAGAACGCGAGACATTAATACACTAATTACTGCCGAAAGATCTTTGAAAGAAGCCGACGATCAAATTGCAAGTTTGCAAGGCGATGCAAGTGCAGAGGGTCAAATTAAGTTAGATGCGGCAATAAGAGCAAAGCAAGCAATACAAAGCAGAGTAGACTCTCTTAGGTCTGATCCTGCGCTTGTTGCGGCGGCTAATAATGAAGAGATTAACAGAGAGATTGCGTCGCTTACCAAAGATGAGGCATTACGCTCTGCTCGCAAAAATGACATGATCGCTAGGCTTAAGTCGGTGCCTGTTAACTCAGAAGCTTGGAATGCGCTGGTTAAAGAGGCTGAAAATAAAGACCTTGGCAGTGCTGTAAAGTCAGTTATTGCTGACCTTCAGGAAGCAGAGCTTAAAAGGCTTGAGGTTAGAAAAGCGCAAGAAGAACAACGCCCTTTAAGCGATGGAGAAAAAAAAGAGCTTAAAGAAAATAAGATTACATTACGCTCAGGAATTTCTGATTTAGAGGCGCGAAGAATTTACACAAGATATGCGCTTGCAAATATTGATAAGCAGGTAGCAGTTTCAACTCGCGCTTTAGATGTGCCTAGTGAGGCAAGAGCAAATGCCTTAGTAAAGACAGCGCTTAACTTTATGGTTCGAGATGCTGATTTAGGATTTTCTCCATTTACAGCAGACCTTTCCGAAAAAGTAGAAGACCTTCTTGCAAACCCTGAAGAAATGCAAACATTGCAAGGCATTGTTGCCGACCTTTCTGGCGGAGAAATAGTTGATGCAGTTAAAGGATATATAAAAGATAAATTCCCTGAAAAATACGCTGACTATGAACAAGCTTTAAAAAATAGAGCAGTTGAAGCTGAAGAATTTCAAGACCTCCTTGATGAAGTTTATAGTGAAGACTCAAGCCTTGACCGGGATGATCCTACGGGGGTTGACCAAGAGCTTGCTCGAATAAGAGCAGAAAGAAAATTGCGAGATGCAGTCGTTAGAGCTGGCAGTCCAACAATAGAGCAAGGAAAAGGAAGGCGTGGAGGGCCAATGTAAATGGCAAACTCGGACTCTATTGCGGATCGTATAGTTGCTCGAAGAGCGGCAAGGGCAGAAGGCTTAGCTAGAGAGGCTGTTCAGGGTCTTACTTTTGGATTAGCTGATGAAGTTTCTGCTTTAGCAGGAAGCATAACGTCAGAAAAAACCTACACAGAAATACGTGATGAGTATGTGGCTAATCGGCGTGCATTTAAAAAGAAAAATCCTGAGCTTGCTGACGAAGCATTTCTTCTTGAGGCTGTGGCATCTATACCTACAGGCGGTGCATTAGCTAAAGGTTTAGGCAAGGCTGGAATAAAGTCCCTGGGCAAAATAGGCGCCATCGAAGGAGGAACATACGGTGTTGCTACTGGAGACACTTTTGAAGAGCGGTTAGGTCAAGGCGTTGCGGGCGGTCTTGTTGGTTTTGGGGTTGGCAAGCTAGTTCAATCCGCTGTGCGTCCAGCAAGTGGGGGAGGCTTTAAGACTCAAGCAGACGATGTTGCTACAGAAACATCCGACATTGATGACATTGCACTACAGCGATCCATAGAAGAAGAAAAGTTTATTGAGGTAGATACACCTAAGTACACTCGCAAACCCTTGCGTGATGCGCAGACAGTTGGAGAGTTTTGGGAAGGCACTAAGACTGCATTTAAAGAATTCTACAACGACAAGATTACTGGCGTATCTGATGACATTGCTCGACGTATGCCGCAGGTTGGATTTCGCTGGCAACGATCAGACGAGACTGCTCTTCGTCAAATCAACAAAGACATTGGTGGATTTGCAGATCAACTAATTCCTGTCATGCGAATCATAAATGAAAACGAAAGAATCAAAGGTGCGCTACTAGACTACGGCGCTGGTCGACTAGGCAAGATAGATGACGCCATATCTTTTTTAAAGAAAGACTTTGCTAAACATATGAGCGAAGAAAATCTTAGCGCATTAGAAAAATACCTTCGATACAGTGCACGTAAAAACGATGAGCTAAACCAAAAAGTATTTGGTAGTGTTTTTCAGTTTCCAACCTACCTTCACACTAGAAACAATGCCTTTACTAAAAAGCTCAAAGACAAAGGCACGTCTGACAAAGACATTGAGGAGATTGTATTTACCGACAAAGGCCGAGAAGCCAGAAGCCGAGGTTCTTACCTTGAAGAAGGCGGAGCTACGCCTAATGTTACTGACTATGACAATCCTCTTATGTCTGATATGCAACGTATTTTCCAAATGGAAAAGTTTGGGCAGGTTCAGCGCATATTTGGTGTAGACATAAAGGATACGTTAAGAGTTAAAAGAGAAGTAGTTAGGTCTCAACGCGAGCGAGCTGGCGCAGGTGAGGTTGTAGGTGACGAACAATTACAGTCTGTTGGGATTACACCTACAGAATTTATGGACTCGTTTTTTAACACTTTAGTAAAGCGTGGCATCAGCAATGATGGTGCTGACTATGCAGTCAAGAAAATTACAGACTCAATTATTGGCGCTAACAGCGCACCACATCCGTTGATTCAAGCCGTAAACTCTGCGGCTTACGCCACCACTCTTGCTGGCCCCATGTCTGCCGTACTTAACATTGCCGACATTCCTTTGCTTGGGGCTAAATATGGTGGCCGTGCTGTTCTTGAAGGCTTCAAAGCTTTAACCCCATTTAAAAAGATACCTAGTGTTGACCTTAAAAAAGCCGGACTTGATAACCAAGTCATGGGTGAATTTACCAATGCTCTAAATGATGAGATGCGCGACGGCACCCAAGGGTTCTTAAAGTCTCTTGCTAGTAGCGTACGTAAAGGTACTGACCTTGTAATGAAAGGTTCGGGCTTTGCGGCTATGGATCAAATTGGCAAAAAGGGTGTGCTTCGGGGCGTTCTAAGCAGTGCTGTAGAAGATGCTAATGCGGGGCGACTAGCTGACAACTGGGGCTTTTACTTTAGTAAAAAAGAGCTAGAGCTTATTGCCGATCAGTTTAAGCGGCATGGCGCAGATCATACCAAGTACGCTGGCAAAGGTGGCGAGCTTGCAGAGGAGCTGATGTTTGCTGGCTTGGGTCAACAGCAGTTAATTAGTTCGGCGGGTCGTCCTGCGGCGTGGGCTAGAAACCCCAACCTTCGCCCACTCTGGGCATTGCGCGGCTTCGTCGTTAAGCAACAGGCCCTTGCTTTGCGTGAAGTGGTTGGCAACATCAAGGCTGGCAGGCCAGATAAAGCCAAACAGTTTTTGGGACGTTATGCTTTGTACGGAGCTGGTGGCTATGCAGTAATTAACGAAGGGCGTCAGTTTATTTTTGGCGATGGTGAGGTTAGTGCTGGTGGTTTATTACGTGGATACGGAGATGCCTGGGCAAGTTTGTTAACGGCCAATACGCTTGGTCTTAACGACTATCAATACGGCCAGATACAGCAAAATGGCTTTATCCCTACTATAATAATGGGGATGGAACCCTTAGCTACTGCCAGAGCTAGAGATATTATAAGCACTACTGTTGAAGTAATAGATCAGGAAAGACCTCCGCAAGCATTGCTAATGGAAGTATCTCCTGCGGTTAAACAAATGACTAGAATGCTTTCTAATATAGGCGAAGGCACTGATAATGTTCAGCTACAGCAGATAACTGATGAAGCATTGCGCCAGCGTAATCCAGAGCCTTAGTCCCAACTAACAAACTCCAACCAACCCCTTACCCCTGCCGCCCTGTCATTCTCCATACGGGCGGCTTCTGCTTTGTAATGCTTGGCTATCTCTTTAACTTCCTTATGTGCTCGCTTGGCTAGGTCAACGTCCTCTGCTTTTTCTCTAATTAACTCAAGGGCACCTTCGCCGTAGGTGTCAATATAATGACGCACGAAGTAGTCTGGGCTACTACCAAATCGTTGGTGGCATCCGTAGCAGTGGGCAAATGCGTTCATCTTGTCGTACCGAATGCCCTTCTTAGCGCGGCTAAAGTAGTGAGAGCAGTGCAGTCCCGTGCTATTTGATTCGTATTGCGTGCCACAGCCTTGGCACTTGAACTCATTGCGTATACGAATGCATCTACTGAACCAATGATCTGCCGCTGTTCTTTTTAACTTCATTGCAATTGATCCTTTAGTTGTTGAGGGAATGGTACATATACCTGCTTATGCTCTGAGAGCCACCTGATTAGCACCTCAGCGGCCTCCGAGAGTTGGGTAGGGGTTAGCTTAGCTGTTGACGACTTGCCGTGCATGGCCTTTATAACGGGCTTGTACAGGGTCTCTTTAACTAACACCTCAGTAAAGGGTATCTCAAAGCTATCACTAAACGGGTGTCGCACGTAATGCCCTGCGTCGTTCAGTTCAGTAGCTACCTGCCTAAACCATAGGTGCATTGCATTGTTCTGTCGATCACTGCGCGTAGTGTCCTTGATGTAATACAGGATCGTCTTGCCTTCCTGCCATTGATCGAGAATAAAGTTAATAAAGAAGTTAGCTTTGTCTTTGCTGTCTACGATCCAGCGATGTGATGGTTCTGTCATGTTGATCTCCTTTTGGTTTGCCCAGTTTGCCCAGCTTGCCCGGCGTGCCTGTAATGCCCTTGTTTTACCCCCCTAGTTTGTCGCGCAAAGCCTGCTTTCTGAGAATATTTATGGAAAAGTGGCCTGTTTTCCCATGCTACGGGCACACTAGACTTGGGCATCAGG